TGGATTCAGATAAAGGCAAAGAATGGCAACGTGGATTTAATAATAGTTATTTTATAAATTTAAAGAGGCAGAAAGCTCATGAACAAACTAGGAAAACTAGAACCCAATAAATGCGATAGAAAAAAGTTTGACTTAGACTTGAAGTATGGTAAAATAAGAGAAGAGCAAGTAGCAGAGATGCTATTAAATCGCAAAATTGAAGTTAAGTCAGAACGTGATAAGTGGCAGGGTACAGGTAATATAGCCGTGGAGTATGAAAGTTATGGAAAGCCCTCAGGAATTAAAGCCACAGAATCTGATTATTGGTTTCACAATTTATGCATTGGTGACGATACCTATGCAACTCTTGTTTTTAGAACAGATATTTTACGCAATATTATTGATTCTATTGATTCTGTACGCACAGTAAAAGGTGGAGATAATATGGCTTCTAAAATGTATCTTTTAAATATACAAAAATTATTTTCATCTGATGTAATAAAAGCATTTAGAAATGGTAGATAATGTTAACAGATAGAGAGGTAAAAGAGATATGTCAAAAGCAATCAGAGGAAGCTTACGGTATGTTCTTATGGTTTTGCAAGTGGTTTTCGTATTACTGCTTGTTTATTCTTATTGTACTAGCGTCCTGTAATTTTGGTGTAGATGGCACAGGCGGAACAGGTAACTCTGCTCTGCACGAAGAATATAAAGATAGGATGGGATTAAAATGAAACCGTACAACAACGAGGGTTTTGGTCTAGCTTTTTTAACGATAATATTTTTTATGCTAGTTTTTCCTGCAATGATTCTTTTTACATCGCTAGGCACATGGGATATGTTTTGGAAAATGCATTTACCTGATGGTGATTGTTGGGAAAACAATAAACACGAAAGGGTTTGTAAAGATGCCAAGTAAAATGCTTGAATTAAAAAGTGAATTAGAGGTGCATCTATCTCCTACCCCTAGAGGTATTGGAGTAACTTTAGCACCTGAAACGCCAGGAAAGGCGGCTTCTTACGCAGAATATAATTGGGCGGAGCTTATAGGGGGATTGTGTGAAGCTCATACAATACCAGTGTTACATGATAAAGATGTACGAATTACTGAAGACAGTTACAAATATCTCCTCGAAGTAGTTCTTATAATGAAACAGCAATCTGATTTACTGTTAAAGAAAGCTAAATCATTTACTGTAGTTTAATCCTCTAATAAGACATCAAAAGGACTTTTTATTTTTACATCCTCGCCAAACAGTTCTTGTGATTGCACCATTTCATCTGTTCTATACATTTCTAGTACAGCATCTGCCATAGCCGCTCCAATATATCCTTCTGTAGATATCATATTTTTTATAAGAGAATCTTTACCAGATTCAGCAATTTTTAATTTTCCCAACACTGCATCCGCAAGAGTTTCTTTAACTAAAATCTTAGAGAATAATTTCTGAGCACCTAATCGTGATACAACTCCTATAAATTTAGCTGGGTCTAAAGTATATAAGTTAGATATAAGTTGAGCACCTGATAAAGCAGAACCTGCGTCTGCTCCAGTGGCTTGTATAACTTGTGCATAATTTTGTATACCATCCATTATTTTTAATGTATCGTTATCAAAAAATCCTTTCAAAGTTTTATTTTCTTTTATTAATCTTATTAGTTCCCCCATTTTTTTAGAGTCAATGGTGTAATCTCCTACTTCTCCGTAGGCACTATTTTTACTAACTGGAACTACAACCCCACTGCCTTGTGAGAATACATAATCAATTAATCCTCTTTTAATATTTTCTATAGCTTGTCCTTGATTTTGTATCCCCTCTCTTCTTGCAACTTGAAGTAAACTTTTAGCTGCACCCTCAATATCTACAGGGTCTGCAAATATTTCTCCTATAGCTACACCTAATTGTGTTGTATCGGGTCGTTCTGCTATTTCTCTAGCTAAAGTATTCTCTAATCTCACAACTTCTGATGCTTCTCTTCTCAATAATTTTTCATCTATATCAGAGATGCCCAATAACTCTAACTCTTTTCTAGAGAAAGAATCTAAATATTCTCCTACTGCTGTTATTGAACCTTTCTCAGATAAATCTGTGGTGGCTATCTTATTTAATTTACTTGCTAGTTGTATACGAAATGCATTTTTGAGAGCTGTCATTCCTTCAAAATCTTCTGAACCTAGTTCTTTGCCTCTGGTAGCTCTTAGTTTTCCTTTTATAGCAAAAGCTTCATCTGTTTGAGTTTTTGTAGTTCTTATAGTTTTTAATCTATTAACTATATAGTTTTGAATTTTATTTAAATCTTCTAGTGCTATATCAGGAACTTCAGCACTTGGTGTACCAATTTGTCTACCTATTGTTGCAGTAGGAATGTCTTTAAGAGTTGATTGTATATTACCAGTGGCTTTGCTTAATGTAGTTACTAATAGTTCCTGAGATGTTAAGTCTTCAGTTTCCTTAAAGAATGAATTAGCTGCATTTAAATCATTTTTTATGGAATCTAATAAATTTTTATCAGCTCCTACTGGATTTTTTATAGTTTCTTGTATAATTCTTCTAAGAGAATTTAATTCAGTTATTCTTTGTTTTACCCCAGGTTTCATATTTTTACCACCAGGGAATGCCTCTATGAGGTCGGTAGCCATCTCTCCCAGTTTCATAGAATATAAATGGAGTAACTTTGCAGGAGACTTATAATACTCTTGTTTGACAGCATCAATTCCCTCTACATTGTCAACAAAGTTTTTCATCCCTGCAACTACTTGTTGTCTATTGAGTGTATTATTTTTTCCTAATATAGCTAATTGTTCTTTGATAATATTAAAAGAGCCATCATCCCAATCAGCTGTAGATTGTACGCCTTTTATCTTATCAGCCTCTGATGTAGGAACAATAACTTTTGGACTAATTTGCACAGAGTTTTTAATTGCAGTTAAATCCATTGGTTTAAAACCAATTTTATCATGTGCTATTCTATATAATTCTTGTGCTTCAAGTCTTCTTAAATCTTTAAATAATAAAAGCATCTCTGCATTTACTCTTCCTGCTTCTCCTAAATCTAATCGACTAAAATCTTTTTTAAATTTAGCAAAAGAGTTTTGAAATTGTTTTATATCTCCTTGACCTTTTCCAGCTCGCACATTTTCCACGTACTCATACAAAGCTCTATTTTGTTTACGAAACTCATAAGCTATTATGTTGGTAACTTGGTCAGCAAGCCCCACCATACGATTTAAAATTTTGTTTGCTGAAATTTGAGAAGGCAAAAGCTTTTCTAACTTATGCAATCTTCTAAAATTATCTGCCTCCACAGCTGACCTAAATGTATCATCGTTAATGGCTACCTCTTCAAACTTTTTTCTAAGCTTATCAGATACTTGACGAGATACATATGTTATAGTTTGTTTAGTTACAGGGAGTCCTCCAAATAACATCTCTAGTCTTCCAGATAACTTTTCCTGTTCTGTTAAATTAAAATCAAAAGGTGCGGCCATAGAATCGCCAAACATTTTTAAAGCATTAAAAAATTCATTTTTATCATCATCAGTTTTTAGTCCTAGCCCCTCTGCAGCTTCATTACGTAATTTTTCAGTAAATACGCCACCTGAATATAACGTAGCAAGAGTTACAAATGGTGAAGCTACTTTTCCTGCAACACCAAGCTTTGATGTAAGTGCTCCTGCAGTTAAAGCAGTAGATACAACTGCTGCACTCGCTCCTGTTTCAGCTGCTAGAAAAGGTACAAGACTTTGCGTGTAGTCAATAAATCCTGCAGTGGGTCTTCCATAAGGGGTAAATGTGCCATCATCTCTTTCCACACTCATAAGTAATGAACCTTCAAATAAAAGAGGATTTGCCCCCTCGTCATAAATAAAGTTTACTTGTCTATCTTTTCCACCTGGCATCGGTTTTAGATTACGTCTAAATCCTTCTTCTACTTGTTCTTTTTCTAAACCAAAGCCACTTCCCACTTGTCCAAGTGCAGTGACATACGTAGCGGCCTCTGGGTCTTTTCCTTCATAACCAACGTCACCAGCTAGCTCTTCTCTGCGGGCTTCAGTAATGGGTTCTGCCTCTTCGATTTGTTTTGCATATTCTCTTCCTGCTACTGCCCCAGGTAAAAAGACTTGTTCCATTATTGCAGAACTTTCTTTTATGGCATCTAATAAATTAAATGATTTCTTTTCAGGTTCAACAGGAGTTTCAGGAGGCATTGCCTCTACAAAATCTGGTCTTGTAGAAACAACAGGAGGTTCTTCTACTTGTGTTTCTTGCTTTTCATCTTCCTCTAGTAATATATCAAAGGGACTAGTTGTCATTTATTTTCCTTATTCTTTTAAATCTGGATAACTTTGTAAGAATTGATTAATAACGTCATTCTTATTAATTTTACCTTTAGTGGAGTAAACATAAATGTCAGACATTACAAATTGCATTTGTTGAGTAGCCATCTTTAATTTTAGTCTAAGCACATCTTTGTCAGACTCAGACATTGCTTTAAATTCTTTTCCACTAGGAAATTTTTGTAATCCATAACTTGTTAATAAATCATAAAAACCTTCCCTAGCTAACGTAGGTTTGTCATTTTTACCTATTTTGAAACCAAGTTGTTTTTCTATATTATATATCAGTTTATCTTCTACTTTTAATCCAGCATACTCTGTATCTGTTAAAGGTGTATATGATTCTGATATTGGAGTTGTGTTATCAAAATCTGCATCATTTTTTCTAAGCATGGCATCTTTTAGCATAGCTGCTTGAATAACCATCAGTGCTGCTTGGCCTCTTGTAGTTCCTAATAAACTTGTATTTTCTAAAACTGCTACATATTGTCTAACTATTTTTAAATCTTGGTCAGATAATCTTGGGTCTTTAAAAATAGCATTTTTAGCTGTTCCAAGTAATCTAATACCTTCTGCTCTTGCTTGTTGTATTGCTTGTATACCATCAGGACTCTTTCCAAACAGTGGTTGAGTTTTTCCTCCCATACTGTTAAGTAAATCTGATACATCTGCACCAAATAATTGAAGTGTACCAGTTATATTAAAGGCATTAGGATGATTAATAAAAGTCTTTAATATTTTTCCTGTAGTTAATACACTATCCGTTGATGCTTTTATTTGTTTTTTATTTTCTTCTAATTGGTCTAAATTCATAGTTATTTTATTTCCAAGAGCAGTCAAAGATGGAACTTGTACAAGCACAGGTTTACCAGTGTCAAAATCCATATCAACTAAAAAGTTTCCATTTTTAGTAGTTCTAATGTTTCCTTGAGCTAGCATTCCTGCATAGATTGTTCTAGCATCACTTTCTTGTTTTTTAGTCATATTAGGATTTTTTAATTTTTCAGCTTCTATAATAGCATTTACTTTTTCTTCTAGTGTAGTTGGTGGAGGTAATCCTGCTTTTCGTCCTACTTTCACCAATTGTACAGCAATAGCATTTAATTTCTTTAAGTTTTCTTCTCTTTGTTTATTTTCAAGCATTGGAAGATTAGCCAATGTTTCAAAGTTTGTTATTAAATCTATTGCCTTTGCGTGTTCATCACTAGTAAAATCAGAAGAGTTTTCCTGTAGTTTTTTTCTAGCCGCTTTAATTTCTTCAGATAAAGTTTTTACGTTAGCATCATATTGTGCATCAGAAAAATTAGAAGCCTTAAAAGCAAGATTAGCTAAATCCGCTCTTTCTGCACTATGCTTGAGAATTTCTTCTTTTATTTTTTCAGGAGTATACACAGCATTTCCATCGACATCTTTTTGATTAGTCAAAAGTTTTAACTTATTGTCTTTATCAACAATTTCATCAAAAACAGTCTGAACCATTTCTTGTTGTGTACCATTTAGTTTGTCAAATTTTGACCTTACTTGATTTAAAGTGCTTTCAGAGGATTTTACTGAAGTATTAAAAGTACTTAATATCTCAAGACCATCATCATCTTCTTCTTTTTCAAGTCCAGAACTTAAGATAGCAGCTTGTGCAAATCTTATAGCGGAATCATCAACTTGTTTTCCAGTTTTATATGCCTCATACAGAGGAAAATAATTTTCTACTGCATAATCTTTCAGAGATTTTTTTACTATGACTTCAGGGTCATCAGCACTAGGAACATCAATCTCTCCACTAAGTTCACTTAATTTTTTCACTATTATATCATGAGTTTCTTGCATAGTTTCAGGTATTTTAATAGGTTGAACTCCTATAATTTTATATATTTTTGTTAATAAATTATTTTCTTTTTCTCGAATATCTTTAGTGTCTAGTTTTCTTACGTTTTTCTGTAAATTAGCATACTCTGTCTGTAAATCTACCAAATGCTGTATACCAGTTTTACCATCAATATATTGTCCTGGACTAAATGTTTCTATTTTTTGTTTTAATCCATCTAAAGCTATTTTAATTTCAGGAGATAGAACATCTATTTCTCTACCTATAATTAATTTTAACTCTGATTTTATTAGTTGTATCTTTTCTCTTAAACTTATGAGGTCATCACTTGATACTTTAGGATTTCCTGCTTGTGCAATTAAGGTGTTCAATTGCGTATAATGTTTTCTAGCCTCTGCTTGTGCTAGTGTATTTTGCTTTGGGTCATTAATAAATTTATTAGTAGCCTCAAATAGAGGTTCTAAATTTTTTGCTAATGTACCTATGCCCTTTCTATCTAAAAGCATACCATTTAACGTAGTTTCTATTTGTATTGCTCTTTCGCTATTTGGGTCTTCTTCAAGTATTTCTAAAAATTCTTGACTAACAGCTCCTACAGTCATATTTTTATTATCATTGTTTTTTATATTTGTTTCAGTTGTGTGTCCTAGTGTTGAAGCTGTGCTAATTACACTTTTACTTCTGTCTAATATCAATGCTTCCACTAAAGGACTAGTTTTATTTTTTATAGCTAATTTTATAGCAGATTGGCCTATATTTAATTTTTTCATAACTGGAGGACTAGACAAGGCTTCAAATTCTTTTCTAGTCATACCCATTTCTGAAAGTGCAGAATCTTCAATAGCACGTTGCCCTTGACCATGTAGTAGTATTTGAAAAACACTGCGGTCTTCTGCTTCAGGAGTAGTAGCAGATGTTGTACCGCCTCCTGTCATTAATTTAGAAGTCTGTTGAGATTCATCTGTAGTTTCAGTAGGTGTCTTCTTTTTGGTTGCATCAAGTTCAGTGGTATCTTTTATGGTGTAATCACTTTTATTATTTATTAAATAATCTATAGCACCTTTATCTCCAGCTAATCCTGCATCTTCAATCATTTGAATAGTTTGCATTAAATTTTCTATGGGTTGATTTTCAAATCCTTCTACATTTTTTAAGATTCCAGCTTGTGACAATAGTTTGGAGCGTCTTGCATTACCAGTAGCTAAGCTTGCATTATAGCTTTTCTTTTTTTGAGCAACTAATGCTTTAAAACTCTCTTTAGCTTTTTCATCTCTTGGTAAAACATTATTCCAATAATTATCTGTTAATCTGTCCATACCTCCAGCAATAACTGTTGCTATAGGTGATGATAAAAAACTACCCAATCCCATATTATTCCTCCATAGTAGCAGGCTTACTCATAAGTCCTCCTGCATCTTCTTTTTGTAATTCTTTTTCTACTACTTCTTGACCAGCTTCTATTTTTTCTGGTCCAACACCTTTAAGGTCTTCTACAGATTTTGCAAGTTTAATCATATTTCTTTCTGCTTCTCTTTCATATCCATGTACAAATTCTATATCTGCCGCTTTTGCTATGTTAACAATTAACATAACTAATTCATCCATAATAAGTAGAGCTACATCAGGAGAATATAACCCCTCTCCTATGCCTTGTAAAACCATGCCTTGCACTATTTGTGCAACAGGTATTCTTGCTTCTAGCATACTAAACAAACCAAACATAGTGCCTTCGTCAAGAATAGTTTCCATGTACATACGCATCACATCATTTACATCTGTATACTGTGGTGGATTTTCCCACGGATACTTTCCTGGTTCTTCTGTTAAAGATTGACCTGGTATACGTGACTCAAACATACTACGTGTTTTACCTGATGGCATTACCAATTCTTCATCAAAATCCATTATTATGTCCTCATTAATGATTCTAAAAATCTAAAATATTTAGAAGTTGCTTGTGTATCTGGGGGTCTAACTGCACTTTGTACTTGTGAAGTTTGTACATTTGGATTATCTACAAAATATTTAGAAAAATTTACCTCTGGTAAATACACATCAGCTTGACTTGCAGATGAGCTTTTACCTGCTCCCAATCTACTTAATATAACAGATTTTATTATATCACCAAACATTACGTATCTCCTTCGTCTTCTGTTGTAGCTTTAGGTTTGCTTGTAGCCGCAGCTATAAGAGTTGCCAAAAAGTCTCCTAACGAAGTAGCATTCTTTTGTGCAACTTGTTTATCAAACATATCCTGTGTTGTTTCTGCTTCTAATACAGCCATAGAATAATTAAATGCTCTATCTAAATTATTTTGTGAACTTTGATATACAAAAGATGCTTCATCTCTATACTCTTGCCAAATATTACTTAAAGCAGAATTGGATAGGTTAAAATAATTTTGAGCATTAATTTGATTAGCTGCATTTTGTGCGGCAGTATTTGCTGTATTTACATTTCTACGCCATTGTACATTACTTTGTGCAATAACCATAGCATTCTGTGCGTTAAATTGTTCTGTCTGTGCTGTTAAGTTAGCTTGAAATGTAGCCATAGAGTTTAACTGTCCAGCATTGAATTGATTTGATGCATTCTCTGATGCCGCATTTGATGTATTAATAGTATTTTGTAAATTAGCAAAAAACTGGTCAGTTTGATTTTGTGATGTAGCATTAAACTGTGCGGCTGCATTGTTAGCTGCTTGATTACTTAACATAGCTTGTTGTTGAGCTGCTTGATTAATTGTTTTAGCTTGTTGTGCATTGGTAAGATTAGCCATGTCCATAGCCAAAAAGTTTTGAGCATTTTGTATTTCTGCTTGTTGTTGATTACTCAAATTAGCCATATCCATGTTAGCTACTGTAGCAGCATTTGCTAATGCCATAGCTTGCTCATTAGATAAATTCTGTAGATTCAGTGTTTCAATCATTTTAGAATTAGCAAACACTCTGTTTTGTTCTTGTGTAAACGTCATGTTTGCTGCTTCTGAGAACTTATTAGCATTGAGGATGTTGACTTGCTGTTGATTACTAAGTTCTTGACCTGTTAAAGACGCTTCTACTTGCATCTTAGCTAAACTAACTTGTTGTTTATTAGATAAGTTAGCCATTTCTATTTGTAAATTATTTTGTGTATTAGTTAAGTTAGCCTGTTGTTGATTATTCATAATGGCTTTTGCAGTGTCAAAGTATGTAGCCGCATCACGAGTAGCAATAGGTAATGCTGCTTCTAGTGCTGCTTGTGTTACAGCCGCTCCTGCCATTGATGATGCAGATAATCCTCTAGCCGCCATTTGTTGATTAGCAGAACGAATGATACCTGCCGCCCATCCAGGTACTTTGCCATCATCAAATTGTTTTCCTATATTCTCCAACTGTCCTTGAACAGTCATATCTTCTGTAACTTCCATAGTAGCCGCTTGCATATCAGATTTATAATCTGTTGTAGCGGCATCATAGTCACCTAGAAAACTTTTATCTGCTTTGGCTGCTCCTGCTATTTCTTCTTTGCCTACAGTTCTACCTGCCATAGGGTCAATCAAGCCCTGTACTTGTCCTGTAGCCGCTGTTCCTTGTGAAGCTACACCAGTTTGTGCTTGTATAGTATCTGATACTGTGCCTTGTGCCGCATCCATAGTAGCGGCTGTTGCTTGGTCTGCAGTTACAACATTAGCAGCTGTCTTAGTAGTATCCGCAATCTTAGCTGTGTCTGCTGTAGCCGTATCACCTACAGTAGGTGTAGTAATTTGACCTGTTCCTTCGGCTATTTGTTCGTTAGGTTGTACTGTTTGTGTTTGAGTTTTATATACAGCTTGTTGTGGCATTAATGGGTTTACCACATTTTGCCCCATAATATCAGTTACACTAACAGCATTCTGTTGTGCTTGTTCCTCATCAGCTTTTACATTTTGATTTGGATTAGTGTTTGGAGTGCTGTCTATTGGTGTAGGTTGTACTAAACTTGCCATGCTATATACCTTTACGTCTTGCTAAGAACTCTGTCTAATTTATCTTCTACTCTGTGTAATGCGTCCATTACAGCTTGTGTAGAATCTTTTAATTCTCCACGAGTTACATATTCTTCTCGTGTTTTATTTAATAATATATCTATACGTTTTACTTCCTGTACAAGCCCTCTGAATGCCCATACAGCAGGAGCTATTACTAATGTTAATATAATATTCCAAAACATCCATGCACTAATTTCCATGTGCTACTCCTGTATTGATTTTAGATACCAAACAAGCCAACCAAGTCCTATTACTGTGCATATTAAAAATAATATAAATACTCCCTCTATACATCTATCTTTAAATTCTTGTCTTCTATACAATTGCTCTTGTCTAGCTTTTCTAATTTTACCTTCCATTGCTAACAATTGGTCCCAAGCTTTATGACCATGTGTAAATTGAATGAAAGTTTTAAGTTCGTATCTTTGTTCTTCTAGTTTTTTCTTAGCAGCAAATGCTTCAAGTGCTTCTTGTTCTACTGACCCAAATACTTTACGAAAGATAGGTGGGTTCTTTGCAGATTTTTCTTTTTGTTCTATATCTGATACTGCACTCATCCACCTAGATAAATCACCTGTCATAGATTCTATATCACGACCTGCTTGAAATGCTTTCTTTAGACCTGCAAACGCTGTGCTTGCTGTTGTTAGTGCAGCTCCAATAGTAATAGGGTCGAACATATTACTTTTCTAATGCTGTTAATCTTGCTTCTATTGCTGTAAATCTGCTTTCATTGTAACTTGCAATAAAACTTAATAATTCTGGATACCTAACACCTAACCTTGTTTTTTCTGAATAACCTTCAGTTTCAACATATTTATTGTCTATGTATGTATAAGCATCTTTTGCTTCTATACCTTTTTCCTCATCAGCTTCTACTGCATCTACAGATATTTCTTTCTCCCACCAAGTGTCACTACAAAACAAAGCATACTTAGTAGCATCTAAACCTTCTGCTTCAAAAGCTGCCTTGACTTCTTGAGCAATAATTCCAGAGTGTGTTCTAGCTTTGTCTGCCTTTTCTGTGACTTTGCTTTTCCATCTAAAGGTTTTAAACAATGTTGATAGACGCTTACCCACAGCTAACTCTGCTGTTGTCATAGATGCTATGTCTTGTTTTTCATTTTTATCTGATGTTTGGATTGTTCCGTTGGTAGCAAATACGTCATCAAAACGAACACTTGACGCTCCTACATCCTTTGTGTTGTCAGAATGCTGTCCAGTGTTGTCTGTTGGAATAACTGCAGTACCTGCACCCATTGCAATACCTGCACCACCACTTGCAGGATTAGCAATAAATGGATAATCACTAGTGTTAACTCCAATAATCCCTACGAGAGAACCGTCTTGAGCAAGCTGAATAAGATTTCCATTATCAGTTAATCTATTTAAAGCAATAACATTGTTTCCATCTCTAGTAAAAAGAAAACCTGATTGACCAGAAGTAGGTGCACCTCTAAAAGCAACTCCTGCAGTTTCAAAGGCTTGAGCAGTCTTACCAAACAAAAAATCACCAGCGCTATCTATCCTCATGCGTTCATCAAGAGAACCTGCTTCAGGCTTAGTGCTAAATATAAGATGCCCACCACTATCGTCACCTGCATTGCTGTCGCTTGTTTCTGACCTTGCTTGAACAACACCAACTAGCACTCCATCTGCATCATTATTATTGTCATCTGCATTATTAGAATTGTAAAACCTAAGTTCACCTAAAGATTGATTATCAGTAGTTGTGTCACGACCTAAGTTAACAACACCTGCATTTCCAGATGAACCATGAACTTGCAAGAATGTATTGTTTGCTCCAACTCCACCACTATGAATACTTGTTTGTCCATCACCAATAAGAATGTCACCAGAACTATCTATCCTCATGCGTTCTGTAGCACCTGTATTATTAGCATTTGTAGTCATAAATCTAATGTAAGAATTAGCAGCAGTTCCATTTCCATCAAACATAGTTATAGATGTGTGCGCTTTTCCAGTATTTACAAAAGTTCCAGTGTTAGGGTTTCTTTGTGTGTTAAACTGCAAGTTAGAACCATCAAAATCTATAAACCCTGCGTTGGTAGTTCCACCAATTTGAATTTCACCACTTGACCCTATCCTCGTGCGTTCTGTGTTATTAGTAGCAAAAAGTAAATCTGTATTTTCTCTATTAAAAACTTGTGCCTGTTCACTAGAATTTATCCCTACCAACAAACCATCATTAGAAGTTGTGCCTGTAGTTGAATTTGTGAATTGAATAATAGAATTTGTGCTATCACTTTGATGTACATGGATATCAAAATTTGGACTATTTGTACCAATACCCACTTTGTCATTACCACCATCAATAAAAAACATATTAGCATTATCATCACTTTCAATACGAAAGTCTAAGTCTGCTCCTGCTTCATTGATGATTGCACCACTTTGTAGATTAGCAACATCTCTAGCTCTAGTCATATTATTCCCCTTTTATTACCAAGGCACTCCAGTTGATTTAGTCTTAGCCTTTTCTATTTGAGCTGCACATTTTTCTGTCAGCCTTTTTTCAATAGTATCTACTTTCATTCTTTCATCAGACTGTGCATCACAAGCTGATTTTACCCAACCTATAACGTCACTTTCTTTCAAGTCATCATATTTGATGAAGCTACTCGCTGAAGCATCATAGGTGCAAGTATACTTACCTGCCTCTAATGCTCTTGCTGTGCCATCTACGCCAGTGCATTCCCATCTGACTTCAGTTACACCACCATCAGCAGTTGTTCTCTGCATCTGATTTATCTTCCAAGTTATTGTTGCTGCCATTTTATTCTCCTTCTAATTTAGTTACTTTGGCTTCTAATGTTTCTATTCTTGTCATTGCTTCTTGTAATGCTTTAACTAGTAGTGGTACAAGTTTAGATTGGTCTATTCCCTGCATCACTGCATTACCATCTTCATCCACTTCATCTTTTGTTCCTGTAATAGCTTCTGGTACTATAGAAGAAACTTCGTGTGCCAAGAACCCATCCACTGTCGTGTCTTTATCTGCCTTAAAATTAAATCTACTTGGCTTGAGTTGTTTTAATCTTGATGTAGCATCCCAATCTGTAACTACGTTTTCTTTTAATCTATAGTCTGATGATGTATTGTATGCAGTTGCTGAACCACTTGTAGCTATTGACCCAACTGTGCCATTTGGATTACCAAAATTAAAAGCTGTTCTTGAATTAGTTGAATCTGTAAATTTGTTTAAACTACCACCTCCACTGTCAGGTGAAAAATAGTATGCAGGTGCTGATGTACTTGTTGCAGTACCAAAATAAATAGCATTAGCATCTATCCTCATTTGATTAGTTAAAGTTCCATTAAAGTAACCACCTAATTCTAAACCTTGGACAGTTGATGATAATGAACGAATAAAACCACCATATTCATTACCACCACTAGGATGACCAAGAACCACTTGAGTTTTAGTATCTGATGATTCTTTAATATGAAGGAGTGTCTGTGGTGATGATTGCGCTCCAATACTAACTCTATTGTTTCCTGCATCTACAAAAAACATATTAGAATTAGAATCACTTTCAATACGAAAGTCATAGTTGTTAGATGTTTCATTAATAACAAATTCTGAAGGTCCTACACGAGCAGCTTCATGAAGTTCATCAATGTCAGCTATATCGGCTGGATGAACATACATTTTTATTTGCGTTCCCCAATTATTAAGATTGTGTCTCGCAAACCCAAAACCAGATGCTATTTGCCCTACTGCGCCACTAGTACCACCACCTAACAAAAATACAGTTGCATCAGAGCTACCGAAATTATTGCCATTACAAAGTTGGACAATACCACCTTTGCCTATAGTAGCTCCATCAGTATCCCCTGAAATAACTGTCCCAGTAAGACCGATAGCTAAATTAGCAATATCAGTATCGGCACTATTAAAAATGCCAACACCATCGTTTCCTGCGTCAACAAACAACCCATGAGAGTTTCCATCACTCTCAATACGAAAGTCGTAATCATTACTACCTTCATTAAATACTGCTTCTGATGTTCCTATCCTTAGGCGTTCTGTTGTAGAAGTTGTTCCTGTACCAAATGTCAAAGCACCTGCACCTATAGCACTCGTACAAATACCTTTAATATCAGCATTAACACCTGCACCACTAGAGTCATTATGATAGAATTGAATTTCACCTGTAACATCTCCATCTGCTACACCACTTTGACCCATCTCAAGTCTAATCTTACCACCTGGATTATTTGCACTTACATGTAGAAGTTGTTGTGGAGAAGCTGTGCCAATACCAACTTTATCATCATCAGAAAAAGTTACTGCTGAATTGCCTGTTGATGTGCCTGTACCAGAGTTGTAAAACTTTAAATCTCCATCTGCATTTACACCTAAACCCCAACCCTCATTTCCAGAGTTTTCCTCAATGTTCAAAGCAACAGCATTATTTGAACCTGCAGTTTTTAATCGCAATGATGCTAGTGTAGAGGTTGTAATTGTTCCTACATCCAACCCATTACTTATTTCAACATTACCTGAACTTAGTATTGTCATCTTAGTTGTAGCAGCTTCACTTGATCCTGTCATAAACTGTAAACTTGTAGCGTTACTTGAAGAGCTAAAATCACCTTCTGCTACTGCTTGTATAGCTGCAGATACTAGATTAGCGTCTGTACCTGTACCTTCATCTGGTGCTTGAAACTGTATTTTACCAATAACATCATTAGCAGCTAGATCAGTCTCACCTGTTTGTATCGTTAACAGAAAAGGATTATCGTCAGCCGTAGCAATAGATTTAAAAATCAAACCATCATCAGGATCATGTGTAATTGTTACATCATCATCAGCACCAAACTTAATCGTAGTATTGTCTGACGTTAGATCTAAATCAGATGTAGCGTTAATCGTTATATCATTTTTAGCACTAAAGCCAAGATAAGGCATTATGTGATCTCCATAATAGACAAGCACACATCTGTTGCACCTGTTCCTGTTACACTCAATGTATCTGTAGTTTCCATAACAACCTTATTTCCTGCAAGTAATTCTAAAGAAGATTGAGCAGGAATCGGAACACTTGTTATTAACTCAACATCTTGATTAGCTTCATCATTATTACCTGCTCTGGAACTCGTATCACTGCTTAGTGTTACAGTTGCATTAATCTGACTTGCTGTTGTATTTCCTAACACTAAACCTAATATCACAGTGGTTGTTGATCCTGCTACAGTATATATCACATCTGCCGATGTAACTCCTGCTTTTGTTATTACTTTAAATGTATTCGCCATATCTTATCCTAATGCTATTGCTAATGCTGTAGCCTCATCTGCAGCTGACGTATTTGTTGCTATCGTTCCTGCCGAACTAGGTAATGTTAAAGTTACATCACTTGTTGAAGATGGACCTATTAATGTGACCTTGTTTGTACCATTATCAGAATCTTCAAAAAACTCAATAAAACCTGCTGAAGAAGAACCATTTTTAACAGACATTCCAGCATTAAATACGTCTTTAGCAGCAGAAGTTGATACTCCAGTTTGCGTTGTTGTACCACTAATTGATAATGCACTAAGCGTTCCTAATGAAGTAATATTTGTTTGCGCTGCAGTTTGTAATGTGCCTGTGATTTCATTAAAAATAGCATTACCCACTGTTCCACTAAAAACTTCAGAGGAATTAGTAGCTTCAGTAAATAAAGTGAAAGCTGTATTACTGTCATCATAACCAAAAAAGCCAATTCTAGCAGAGGAACCATCGTGATATCTAAATTCAATACCACGATCTTTATTATCATCAGAACCTGGCGCACTATCCCCACCTAAAGTAAAGATAGGATCATCTATAGTAACAGTGGTGCTATTCACTGTAGTAGTCGTTCCATTAACTGTTAAGTTTCCTGCAATTGTAACATTGTTAGGTAAACCAATTGTTATCGTTCCAGAACTTTCTGCAACATCTACTTCATTGCTCGTTCCAGAAAATGTTATTGTACCACCTAATGCAGTAGCAGTTGTATTGGAGCCATCTGATACTGTAATTGAACTATTAGCTAGTTTAGAGTTAGCGATGGAGCCTGCTAATTGTGCATTTGTAATTGTACCAGACAAACTACTTGTTGGATAATTTGTTGCGTCAGATAAATCAAAAGCAGGTGTCGCATCAGAAGCTCCTAAAGCTACAGATACTCCTCCGAAACTTACAGAGGAATTAGACAATTTAGAATTAGCAATCGAACCTGCTAATTGTGTGTTTGTAATACCACCAGACTTAATCGTAACTGCACCAGAACTAACGCTAAAATCATCTGAAGAAAAGGAGGCAATACCTTTACCACTCGTACTAGCATCATCTCCATTAATAGTAATAACATTGCCTAATCCAGAGGTGCTTATACCTGTGCCACCTGTTATCGTTAAAGTTTCACTATCTAAATCAATCGATAAAGCACCACCAGAGTCTCCTTGTATATCTAAATCTTGTGCAGTTAATTGTGCGTCTACGTAAGCTTTTATAGATTGCTGAGATGCAATAGCTGTTGCACTATTGGAATCCATGCCATCTTCATCAACAAAACTTTTACCAGTTAATATGTTTAATTCTGTTACGCTACTTGTAACAGCACTACCATTGATAACAAGTTGATTGCTTCCATTTAGAAACACAGATTTCTCTGCAGGATACGTCATAAACACTTGTTTAGTGCCAGTTCCTAGATTCACCGCACTACCGGAGTTAGAGCTTTCTAATATCGTGGTTCTGGTAAGAGTAGTTCCACTTGATGCAAAGGTTCCTAAACCAACTTCAAAAGCACCATTGGTATCATCTATGATAGCATAGTAAGTAGTATCAGCATTAGAAAGAACAGAAGTAAAAGTTTGAAAGTTGCTAACAGCACCAGCAAGGGTTATTGCGCCTGTACCCGTTGTTGTTGTGGTTTCCTTTACTCTATCTTTTAAAACTAAAGCCATTACGCAATCCTTATGATCGCATTACTCGCATCTGCCGTTGGAAAAACTATTTGAAAATCACCACTACTAGCCGATTTATCTGAACCAAAATCAAGTATTGCTACTGCTTTATTAGACTCAGTGCTATTATAAATAATAGCTCCCCTTACTGCAGTTACAGTTACACTAGCAAATGTAACATTATTAAATGTTACAAACGCTGTAGTACCAGATGAAGCTGGTGATCCAGATGGTACAGTTAAATTTTCACCTCCACTGGTAACACTTGTTGAACCTCCAGCCACCTCATTATTAGTGGAAAAGGTAGTAACGCTTCCATTCATTGTAGTTCCAGATCCACCAAACGATCCTTGTGTTGGTTCAGCACTATTTGTAAATAAAGCAATTTTAAATTGATCCCCACTTGAATTAGCAAACGTATGTGTGCCTTGTAATAATTCTTTTTTAAATGAGGTACATAAAAAATTTCCATTAAAAGCCATTATAATCTCCTTATGTACTCTGCTAATTTATCGTTACCAGAATCTTTTAATGCGTTATAAATTGTAGTTCTATCACTATTGATTGCTTGTTTCATATAATAAGCAACTAAACTTTCCAACTGTTTTTTATACTCCAAAGCCTGATCTTTGATTACAGGTGGTGCTGTATCTGATACAGATATAATTTTTTCAACACACAATTCTGCTACTTCCTCAGGTGTAAAACCTCTATTATTAGTTGTTTTAACGTTCACTGAAAAATTGTTTGACATAGATATTGAGTTTGTTTGCATTACGATTTAGCCCTTTTAATTTGTCCAACACTGTATTCATCAGTAACTTCTTGCGCTTCTCCGAGATTTTTAAGTCTTCCGATAGCCTCTGCAACTCTTGAATTATACGTAGCCATAACATCAGGTTCTCCTTTCATAAAGGTATAAGCTTCAACCAAAGATGAATACAACAAAGCAATTTTAGCATTTTCACTTAGCCAAGTGGAGGTACTATCAGATGATATTGATGACAATGTACCTGTAGCACCACTTGAACTGCCAGTAATTGTCTCTCCTACAGTGAAATCACCCGTAGGTATTACAACTGTTAATGTAGTAGAAGAAGGAACTGTACTAACTGTTGTACTTTGACTGCTAGAACTACCAGTAATTGTATCGCTTGTTGTAAAAGTTCCGCTTACACTTGTTAAAGTTAAAGTAAAAGTACTAGCAGTCAAACTTGCTGGTCTATAAAGATAACTTAATGAAGTTGTAAAATTGCTATTAGGTGTTGGACCTAATATAAAATTATTTACATCAAATTGTGCGTAATATTTAGGTGTGCCTGTAGTAGAAGAATTTGGATTATAAGATTGTACAAACTCTAATTCTTTAAATTGTAAAAACTCATAACTACTGCTATTCGTAATACTTAAAGAATAAGGAGCTAAAAAATCAGAAGGGCAGGCTAAATATTGATTACCAGAACTCATTGTGCCACTTACATTCTTTTGAAAAAAATTTAATTGCACTGATTTAATTATTCTTTCTTCAGCTAACTTAATAAAATTATCAAGTTGAGATACGAAAGTAGTTTCATCGTTTTGTGTATAATCTTTAATTGCTGTTTTTAATGTAGTATATGTATAACTCATGTTGTCACCGATACTGTTCCTATGCTTGTTATTCCAACAATATCCTTACCTCTATCAGGAAAGCCACCACCACCTACAGACGCTTTAATAGGAAGATTTTCTTGTGGTCTTGGGTCTCTAACAGCTTCACGATCTACCCTTCTTCTTATTGGTTCTAATTGCGGATGTTTTTCTTCATATTCATCTGGACCAACTAACAATCCATTCCATTCTTTTCTCATATCTTTTAAACGATATCGAAAACCAGAACGATCTGATATACCATAGGCTCTTTTGGATGTAGCAAAT